CTATTTTTAGTAACACCTTTTAATGCTATTTGTAGCTTCTGTATGCCTGCTGCGTATTGTGCTGAGTCTGCTGCAAAAGAAGCTGCCCCTGCCACAGCATCAATAGTTCCTCCTATGGCAGCACCAGCAAGCGCACCCGGCGCACCACCTGCTATCGCACCAATACTCGCACCTGTAGCTGCTCCAGCAGGTAAAAATCTTGATGCAGCAGCACCTATAGCAGCACCTCCAGCAGCTTGCGCTCCAACACTCATCTTGCCAAACGTACCGCCAAAACGACCACCACCACCGCCTTGTGTAGCAATCAATCTCTTCATGTCTTTTTCTGTTTCTCTTATAGCAGCACTTAACTTTTTATATTCAGCAGAGCCAATAGCTACATTATCTTTAGTACGTTTTAAAGCATCAATTTGACCTTGGAAAGCATTTTTACTAAGTGAAGTTTCTTTTCTTATTTGCCTTAAACTATTTATAAATTTATCAGTTCCTTTTTCTGTAAGTTTTACTGTAGATTTTAATTTTTCAAAATCTTTACCAAGACCACTTATTTGTGAAAAACCTTTTAGATCTAAAATTAACTGTATTTTATCTATAGCTTTAGCCACTACTACTTCTCCTTATTCATTTCTTTCATCACAACCGATTCCATAAGTTGTAGACCCTCGAACATTTCTTGACGGTTATCTACATGATAAAGGTCAAACAGTCCTCCATCAAGTAATAATACCTCATATTTTAATCCTACTACACCTCCAAAGGTTGTGTTCCATTGTGTTTGACATCGTAGAAACATATTTACAATATCCCAATTTTCTTCAAACACCTCAAAATCTTTATCCTCCTCTGGTTGCTTCTCGATTACAACACCAAAAGCTTCAGCGTCTTTTTGTGTTTCATCTATAATTTCTTTGCCACTCGAAGCCCAGTATTTAGCAGCATCAATTAGTTTCCCACTTGTGCATTTGCATAGAATTTTTTAAAAGCATCTAAAACACCAGCAACAAAATCAATATCTTCTGCAAATTCTTTTAAAGTTTTTTCGTTAAATTCTATTGGTGTGCCATCCTCCTCATTAACATCAGACCAACCAACTAATACTTTTTTTAATGCCTCATATTCTGTTGCAGACTCAAAAGAATCAAGTTCTGGTCTTGATAAACGTATAAACTTACCAGTAAAACTTGTTGTATCAAATTCACCAATCTTAGTTTCACTAGGAGTTTGAATTTCTACAGGCCAAGGATAAACCTTGGTTTTTTTTCTAACAAATGCCATAAATTAAGATATATACTCCTCTACTCTACCTTAGTAGTCAATACTTACTAAGTAAAGACCAAGCTCATCTCGTCATTTGCTGAACTTGGTACAAGTGTGTATGGAATCTCTAACATAGTAACTCCATCAGCCTCACCGTAAGCAACATCTCCAATATCAACCTTTGTGCTAGTAAACCTACAGATATTACCAGCAGTAGATCCATGAGTAACAGTAAAGTTTCCAAGAGATGAATCTGTAAGAGCAGCAGCAAAGTAATCTTTTTGTGCAATCGTAGGTGCTTCTATTGTTATAGAACCGTTAGCTGCTCTATCAGTTAGTAAAACTTCTTTTGTACCACCAACAAGTTCTCTATAAATAATCTCATTACCAACATCCATAGAGAAGTTCATTAATGCACCTGCGTAAGATAACAACTGGAAACTACTTGTATTTCCGTTTTTAAATATCAATGGTGTTGCCTGATTTCCATAAGTTACAGCAGGTAAAGCTGTATCTGTTGGAGCATTGTAGATCCCAGTAAACGTAAAGTCTATGGAAGGAATTTCACCCACAGCAGCATTTATCACAAAAGTTCCTCTGCAACCTGTAACAATATGTCTTACACCATCTACGTTGTAGTGAATAGTAACAGATGAAAAATTAGCTGAAATAGGTTCATAAGTAACGCTTGTACCACTCGCAATCGTCTCTGAAAACCCACAAGCTTTAAGCGCACTTCCGTATCTTGGAGCAGTCCCGGCTGCTCCAGATCCAGCAAGTTCTACGCTGAACGTACATTCAACTCTGGTGTTTGCTAGTAGTTGCTCAGATGCTCCTAAATACGGTCTGACAACATCTCTGTTTACTACATCACTAGATTGTGGTGTAATGCTTAGATCTCTTACAAGAACAACGTCTGTTGCTGAAGGAGTTGGATCTGTTCCATAGCTGCTTTCAGCCTCAATTAGGATTACTCTCTTCCTTGTCAGTTGTGCCATCTTTGATTACCTCAGTAGGGGGTTCAGCTTGTTTAGTTTGTTGAACTAGCTTACGTTTGCCAGTTTTAGGGTTCAGTATGTAAGTACCGCCCTCGTTTGGAATTTCATTTACCATATTACTCAATCAGGGTTGTTAGGCTTGCAGTTTGATTATAAATCATGTTGATAAATCGTTATAACTGCTTCTGTAATCTATCTCATATTCGCAAAATACAACACCTGCTGGTTGATCTGCTTCTATGACATCAAAGGTTACTGTTGCAGGTCTGACATCAATCGCAAGTCCTCCTAATGTTGGGTCATTTACAACTTTCGTATGTAAACTTTCGACTGTTGCATCTGCTGTTGTATCAGGTGTTTGTGAACGAACAATAACAACAATTCTAATTCTTAATGTCCAATCTATTTTTAAATAGGTTGCACTATTAACAGTAGGCTCATCAGTAACAAACTCTAAAACCAGACTAGGAGACTCTGCTCTAGCCATAGGTTCTGCTCTGCTTCTGTAAATACGATTTCCTACACCTGTTGTATTAGCAAGATTAGTTTTAATCGCTGCTAAAATTTGTTCTCGTTTACTAGCCATTTCACACCTTCATCAAAGAAACTATACATAAACTACCATCATCTATTTTTCTTACACTCCTTACTTTATAACTAACAGAGTCAACTGTTAATGTTGAGTCATATAAGATTGAACCTAAGTCAGAGGTTTTAGCTGTTAACTGATAGTCAGTTGTTAGAACACGATCATCGGCAACAATCTCGTCAGGTTGATCTAATATTCCTTTATAAGTAGTGCCACTATAAACAACGGTATCTGTAAAATCAGCAAAATATGTATCGAGATCTTCAGTAAATGCCATAGGAAAAAGCCCTCACTAGGAGGGCTATATTTTTATCCGTACTTCTTAAGACCAACTAAGTTGATGCTAAAAGTAAATGTTGGGGATGATCCACCGATTGTTTGAACAATCTTGATGTAACGCTTGCACTCATCTTTATTGATTGCAAGTGTTTGCATTGAAGCAGATCCTGTTACCTGAGTAAAAGTAGCACCAGATAAATCTGTGTATGTACCACTTGAAGCATCAGATTCAGTAATTTTAATATCTAATGTTGGAGAAGAACCGCCACCAGCAGCACTATCCAAAATTAACATTACATCTCCATCATATTCGAGAAGATCTATTGCACTTGATGTAGCTGTGCTTGTTACAGCAGCAGTAGCAACACCAGCAACAACAGTAAGTTTTTCTAAGTTCTGTTGAATAACAGACATTTTAAGATTCCTCCTGAGTAGAAATAAACTCTTCTAATTCTGCAATTAGAGCAGTTTTGTTTTGTCTTCTATCGAGTTCTATTCCAAGCTTGCGACCATAAGTTTCGATCTGTGATTTTGTCATTTCAGAAAAATCAACCTCGTCACTATCGGCAGGCTCTGGCTCGACAACTGGCTTTGTACTGGCAATAGGTGCTTCACAAACCTCAACAGCTAATTCAGCTTTTTCTACTGCTATCAAATACTGACCAGTTTGCTCTTCAACATCAACGATAGTGCCGACACTCGTAGGAGTGCCAGCTATCATTGTTGCTCGTAGCAATTTAACCTTCATATTATGTTCCGAAAGAGAACGCAGTTGGCTGTTTGACAGCAAAATCAACATCCTGTAACGCTATTATTCTTACGCTACCGCTTGTTGCGTTTGCATATGGATCTACTGTTAGATCTAAACCAGACCACATACCAATCACAAACTGTGAAAAGTCTCCAAAGAGAACATCATTATTTGCAAGTTGGTTAGAAACAATAGCTGGATAGCCATTAATTTCTCCATTCTCAAACACAAACTGTCCTGTGTTTGTAGCCTTTTCTGTTGACTTCAAAGCACCTCTTGCAGAAGCATTAATTAGATAGAACATATTAGCTACATCAGCATTTGCTGCTGCAACATCTGTCTCAAGTGCTATGTACTCAGCAAATGTACCGAATGTAGTAATTGTTGATGTACCTACACCAGTTGTATCTTTAATACCTAATGGCTCGTTAGAACTACCAGATCCATAGATAGCTGCGTTATCTAACTTAGTAGCAATTACACGAGCTATGTCATCCCTAATCATTGTCTCAACGTCTATAGATGACTGAAGTAGCAATCTTCTTGAATAGTCAACAAAAGCACCGATTGTCTTTGGTGTCATGTTCACTTGGTCAAAAGCTTGCTGACTTTCTGTTGGTGCGCCAGACTCACCCACAAAGTAAGCAGTTGATGTAGATGTCATTCTTGGGATAGACACGTTACCAGACAATCCTGTAAGCATTGTTGGGTTTGTTGCCATCACAGCCATTCTCTTTCTAAGAATGTCAATGAATGAGCCTGCTAATAATTCTGTTGGAACTAAGTTACCACCAGCAGTTGCAGTACCTACGTTCAAGTCTCTTTGTAAAACTTCGTTAGGGACTAAAATTCCATTTGCAGGCTTCTCATACTTCTTAGAAGCTGCGTCAGATACTTCTCTCTCAAAAGCTGCTGCTTCTTGAGCTTGACGATCTGTTGGGTTTGCTAATGCGTTTAATGCTCTTAAGAAAGAGAAACGCTTAATTTCTTTTTGGTCTAAGCCAACTTCATTAGTACTCATGTCAGTAGAACGTATTGGTGTATTAACTGCCTCTGCCTTGTTTTTAACAAGATCGAGGATAGCTGCTTTAGCTTCTGCTGGTGACTTATTAGATTTAATAAGTGAGTCAGTAAGCTCTTCTGCTCCATACTTTCCAAACTCACGACATAATGAAGTGATTGCTGCTGTACGAGCATTATTTTCATCAATAGCACGTTGAACTTCGGCTTTG